ATAAATGTGTAAGGTATACAGGAAGCGCTGTCGAAGAGCTATCTATAGAAACTGGAGACAGTCTTTTTGTTGTTGAACAAGCATTGATTGATGCTGTAGTTTCTTTTCTTGATGGAACAGGAATAGACATTACAATTGACCCAGCTGCATATTGTGCTCTTGTTGTAGACTATCTTCCTGAATGTAAACCTATTTGTGCTCCTCCTACAGCTGTAGAGCTTTTTGAGGCTCTTGTAAAAGCTGCATGTGATCTCCAAGGACAAGTGACAGCAATTGAGGCTACACTCGCTACATTGAATGCAGATTATACAATAGATTGTCTTACAGGCGTAACAGCTAGTTCTGACACACATGCAGTTCTTCAAGCTACAATTGATAAGCTTTGTGATCTTGGTGTAGACCTTGCAGCACTTGCTCTTGATGTAGATACAAACTATGTTAAGCTTTCTGATCTTGACACTCTTATACAAGCATATCTTGATAGCTCAGGATCATCATCAGAGTATTACAACAAGATGGTTCCATACACAGCTGTAGAATATTATGGAACACTTGCAAACTTTGATTCTACAGGTGCAGGTCTTGGAGATTGGGTGAACATCTATTTATGTAATGGTCAGAATGGTACACCAGATAAACGCGGAAGGGTTCCTGTTGGAGCTATACAACTTGTTCCTGGAGGTGCTCTGAATGCTGCAGTTAATCCTGCCACTCCTGGCAATCCTAACTATGCTGTAGGAGATGTAGGTGGTGCTAACACTATCACTCTTGATGCTACACAGATTCCTACACACACGCACATTGCCACTGTCACAGACACTCACTATCATCATATAGTTGGTAATGATACTTCTGCTGCAACTTGTGTAACTCCAACAGCTTCTACACCAATTGCATCGAATGGTAACTGTGGTACTAATCCTGCGTATCAACTTAGTCAAAGTGCACAAGTTGCAGCAACTCTTGGTAAATCAAGTGGAACACAAGGATCAATTGCTGTTTCAAATGCAGCTACAGGTGGTGGATTAGCTCATGCTAACATTCAGCCTGTTCTTGCTTGTTACTATATTATGTACATCCCATAAACTTATTTATATGTCATGTCTACCTGGAATGCCTTGTTTTGAGAATACAGTAGCAGTGTATACAACATATCCTGCTGGATGCATCCCTCCTTTGTTTCAGGGATATCCAATTGATTCTGATCATATTATATATACAGGTCCAAACCTTCCTTGCTCAGGTGTTTCAAATAATGATTTCCTTACAGTTGCTCTTCAAAAAATAGATACTAAGATTTGTCCTGCACAACTTGTAGATACAATCCTTAGTGTACTAGAAACTGATGCAGTTGCTCGTGCTAGATTTTGTGCAATTGTAGCTGGTTGTTAATAATATTAAAAACCCTGTTTTGTTGGTTTTACAGGGTGGCTTCCCCTGCCCTTTCTAGGGTGGGGGTTTTTAATTATACTAGTTAACCAATATAACCATCTACGTTAAAATAATTTGGTATATTTCAAATTTGTTCCTACCTTTACCTCAATTTAACCAAAGTTTTCATAAATGGCTGATAATCAATCCCTTCTCAACCAGTTACAACAATTATTAGGTTGGAAAAAAAGCAAGAAGTTTTATGCAGAAAAGCTTGGAATAGGAGAAGAAGAAGTGGAGAATCTGCTAAAAGAAATTAGAGGGTCTGTAAGAGATGATGCTGAAGCGTCTGATTACATTAGTGTTCTTGAAGATGCTGTGGTTAAATATGAAGAAGATATTGCTAGGGGTGTAGGAGAAATCATCTTCAATTCTGCAGAAGAAATTAGATCTCTTGATGAGCTTATTATAAAGTCAAAGATTGATACAGAGAAGTGGGAAATAACTAAATACGTTCAGAACTATTGGGGAAACAGTAAAACTCCTCATTGGCAGGTTAAAGCTTGGATGAGTAAGAAAACAACTGAACAAGCTTTCCAAGATTCATTCATTGAGTTTCTCAAAGAATATCAACCTACATCTGGACAAGTACCATATCCTATACAAAATTCTGATAAACCTTTAGCATCATTAATTATCAATAAACAAGACTCTCATCTAAATAAATTTGATATAGATGGGAACAATGATATAAGCAAAAGGTTCTCTAATATTCTACAGAAGGTGGAAGTTATTGTGGACCAAGCTAGCTTATCAAATCACATTGACACAGTGTATTACATCATTGGGTCTGATGAGTTTAACAGTGAATTCACTGGAACTACAACTAAAGGAACTCTACAACAGAACATTCTCACCTATCATGATTCTTTTGAGAAGATTTGTAATCATGAGATAGAAATGATCACAATGCTTCTTGAGAACGTAGATGATGTACAAGTTATCTATGTAGCTGGAAATCATGATGAGTTTGTAGGATGGCATATGATCAATTGGTTAAATGCATATTTTAAGAGTAACTTAAGAGTTACATTTGATTGTTCTCCTAAATATAGAAAGTATATAAGTTATGGAGAAACAGCAATGATGTTTAATCATGGAGATGCTATGAAGCCTGCAAAGCTTGCTAGCATATTTCCAATAGAATTCAGAGAAGAATGGTCAAACAACAAGAACTTCTACATATTCACTGGAGACAAGCATCATGAAATAAGCATTGACTTTGGTGGAATTAAGTTTTATCAAATACCTGCATTCTCTAATGCTAAGAGTTCTTGGGATGAGAAGAATGGTTACACAGGCTCAAGAGCTGAAGTTACAGGATTCCTTATAGATTTTGAACAAGGAATGACTAACATATTCAAACAATATTTATAATGTCAACATTAAGAAAATTAGTTTCAGATGTACGTAGCATGCATAAATTACTATCAACAGATAGTTTAATAACAGATCGTGCAATAGCTTCTGAGATTAAAAATAATTCACTTCTTCTTATCAAGAGAGAAACTAATCTCAGAAAGCTCTGGGCTACGGACACTCTTTTTACAACATTGCCATGTCTTGAAATGATACAAGTTTCTATTTCAGAATGTTGCGATTATGTAGATCCTTGTTCAATTTCAAGAAGTAGATACAAACTGCCTCGTATATCTGAAGGAAATTATCAATATATTATTCAGGGTGTTTATTCAATAAACGCAATGAGTGGTCAAGGAAAGAAGCTTAAAGAGATTACAATCAATAGATATATAAATCTCCTAAAGCTTCCCATCATCAAGAATGAAGAATACTATTGGATTCAGAATGGTTATCTATATGTAAATAATCAATATCTGAAAGCAATCAGAATATCTGCATTGTTTGAAACAGATGTTCCAAATGAGCTTCTCTATCCAGAGTGTTGCTGCGGTGAGGATATTATTATAGAAGACTATTGCAAGAACCCTCTTGACAAAACTTATGGTCTTCCTGGATATTTACAAACACAAGTGTTAGAGCTCACTACCAAAAAACTATTGTCTACTTATTTTTCAATTAAAACAGATCTTACAGATGATGGTTTGGACGGACAAGCTCCAAACGTTAAACCAACTAGTTAATGAGGACAAAGATAGACTGGAGGTCAGCAAGCAAAGAAAACTACAATAACTTCTGCAAGAAGCATCCAGAGATCAAACTAAGCTTTGATGATTGGAAAGATATAATATATACATTTAACGAAGCATTTAGAAATTACATTCTTGAGACAGGAAATAGAGAAAAGCTTCCATATGGATTTGGAGAGTTCTCTATTGTAAAGAAGAAGAGAAGAAAGAAAAAAGGACTCAATGATGAGTTTATTAATCTTCCTGTAGATTGGCAAAGGACTAAACAGAAAGGTAAGATTATCTACAATTTCAACTACCACACAGAAGGATACTTTTTTGGATGGATGTGGTTTAAAGAAACAGTAAGAATTAAAGGTACAGACTTTTGGTATTTTAAACCATCAAGAGTTACATCAAGAATGCTTGCACACTACATCAAAGCTGATGAAAAATATCAGCACATCTATAAAGAATGGAAAAAATAAACAAATGAGCTACTATTATAAATATAACTTTGTAAGTCCTGAACCTGTTTTCTCTATTGTCAAAGAGGAACTTAAATCTTATTTTGATACAGGAGCAGTGGATGATTTATTGTTTCCTACATACACAGATAAGTGTCTTAGAAAACTTGGAAGATCATCATATCAAATTCAAGAAACCTATCTTGATGTTTGTGATTTTGAAGCAAGGCTCCCAGATAACTTTTTTGCTGTAAGAGAAGCCTGGATGTGTACATCTGTAGATGCACGACCTTACCAATCAGCAAACTCATTTTATTCTCAAGCTTCTTCAGAAACAACAATTCAAGTTAGTCCTGTTATAGTTGGAGGAACTCCATGCACTAATGCAGGATGTACAGATCCTGGTTGCGATGGTCATAGTTGTCTACCTGTATTGATTCAGGCTGTATATAAAACAAACAATGCAATTAATCGTTCTGTACAAAGACAATATCTACTTAAACCAGGAAACATTTCTGTAAAAGCACATTGTTCTTTGGATTGTGCAAATCTTGGTAGTTCTTCTGCTGATAGCTTTGATATTAGAGATAATAAGTTTGTTACAAACTTTAGGAATGGTGTTGTTCATTTGGTATTCTACGCGTACGAGTATGATGCAGTGGGTAATCAAATGATTCCAGACAACTATCGTATTAGAGAATTCATCGAAGCATTTATTAAATATAAAGTGTTTGAAACTCTGACAAATCAAATTAACGATGAGACATTTAACCAAATTCAACAGAAGATGGTTAACTATAAACAACTTGCTGATGAAGCATTCATCATGGCTGATATTGAGATTAAGAAGCAAGATGCATATGCTAAACAGAATAGAATAGTTCAAGATTTGAATAGGTTCAAAATGTACGAGTTACCTAATAGAACTAATAGGTACGGTTGGAGAAGAAACGGATAACTTATATAAATTACAATGGCTGATCAACAACAATCAAATATAATTCAGGAGAACAACGTTGCTCGAACTGGACTCAACATGGACCAAACGGTCAATCAAGTTGAGAAAGGTAAGCTTACGTATGCTCTGAATGCTGCTGTAGAAAACTTTGATGCTAGCTCTGTCAACTATCAGAATGAGCCAGGTAATGAACTGTGTCTAAACTTTCCCCAAGAGTATCATTTGATTGGTACACATCATATTGTTGAACAAGCTAAACATATATTCTTTCTCACCAATCCTAATACAGGAGCTTCTGAGATTGGGTATATGGATAATAACGATTGTGTTTACAAAACACTAATCAGCGCATTATGTCTCAACTTTAACATAAACTATCCAATCCATAAGTCTGTACACAAGATAACCAACTGCTCTACAGAAATATATTGGACAGATGGATTTAATTCTAGGAGATATATCGATCTTGACAATCTGCCTTACAAAATTCAACCAGGCACTGATGTTTGTGAAAACCAAACAACCACTGAAATAGATTGTAACAAACTAAACATTCAGCCAGACTTTAACATTCCTGAACTTGAGGTTGTAGAGGTTATTAATGGAGGAAATCTAATTGCAGGAACATATCAATTTGCCATCCAATATTGTGATGCTAATGGAGGTGCTTATACATCGTATTATTCTGTAACCAATCCTACACCAATTGCAAATCCTCAGTTCACCACTGCTGATTTTAACTATCCTGTAGGAAGATCTATTGTGCTGAATATTAGTAATATAGATGTAACTGGTTATTATAAGTATTATAATCTTGCAGTGATAAAAACTGTAAATTCAATTACATCCGTAGAACTTGTTGGAACATATTTTATAGATGATTCTATAAATCAAATAACATACACTGGTCAGAATGTAACACAAATCAGACTGACAATTAATGATATATTTGAGAAGTTTCCTTATTATGAAATAGCTCAAGACTTAACAGCTGTTCAGGATATTCTTGTTTGGGACAATCTTACATCTATAGATAGAATAAACTATCAGCAGATTGCTAATCAAATAGATCTTAAATGGCAAACTTATAAACTCCCTGCAAATGAAGATTATGCAGATGAGTTAAATGCAACCAATCTTAGAGGTTATCTTAGAGATGAAGTGTATGCATTTGAAATTGTGTTTCTTCTAAGAAATGGTAAACAAACAGATGGTTTTCATATTCCCGGAAGAGAAATATCTTTCACTGAGCTTATACAACCAGATGTTCCTAACACCAATGCTGATTTTATAGAAACTGGCACAAGTGCTCCTTATTGGAAAATATATAATACAGCTTCTGTAATTGGGCCAGCTGTAGGAGATAATATTGGAAATGCTACACCATACCAATATGGTGAATTTGCATATTGGGAATCTACAGATGTCTACCCATGTAATGAGAATGTTTGGGGCACTCTAGCCAATCAACCTATCAGACATCACAAGTTTCCTGATGTTCTTGTAAGTCCTATATTTGAAAGTGGGACACCTACAATCAACTTTGATGGTACATATGCAAATTTGAAAATGGAGAATGCTTCTGTCTATCCGATGGGAGTAAGAGTTGAAGTTTCTCAAATATATGCATCTATAGTAACATCTAGTCTTACACAAGATCAGAAAGATAGTATTGTTGGATTTAAAATAGTTAGAGGAAACAGAAGTACAAATTCATCAATTGTTGCAAAAGGAATTCTTAGAAACATTGGTGAGTATGAAAGAGAAGGGACTTCTTTTTATTTTCCTAACTATCCATATAATGATCTTAGAAAAGATCCATTCCTTCTTCAAGAGAATAATGCATTTGATGCTGTATGTAGAGAATATCAAGTAACAGTCACTGCTTCTGGTGACCTTAATTATTACAGTTGTGATACAGGATTACTAGTGATTGATGCTGTTACACTTGGAGATGTTGTCAATGTATGTTCTACAAGCTTTCCTACATTCTCAAACTCTGCCACTGGTACAATCACTGCAACTAATTATGGTACATATAATCTATGTACAATTGCTGGTAACGCTGGTAATAGATTTTCCTATTTTCCACCAAATGCTACTGAACCTACAGTCATTTGGGTTTCTGGTAATTTATTTGTTGACAATTGTGATATTGTTAATTCAATAACAGAACCTATACAAATTGGGGGAAGTGGTAGATATAGAATCACTCTATTATCTGAAAGTATAGGAATTCTAAACTGTACAGTGAGTGTTGATCAACTAGATGCATTTGCTACTGATAAATCTAAATATAGATTTGTATTCAACTCTCCAGAAACTTCTTTTGGGAAACCCTTTCTTGGTAATGTATTAAAGTTAGAAAATGCAATATATGGTGCTGGATCTGGTCATTTTGTACAAGTGACTAAGAATGCAACATATAAGCTTATAACAAAAGAAGCTCAAGAAGATGCATTAAAATCAAGTGAAAGAATTGCAAATATAACAAGCCCATTTAGCCCAAATGCAATGTTCACTGCATATCAGGCATATCTACAGATTTATATAAACGGAATCACTAGAAGAAACTATGCTAGGTCATATAATTCAATAGCTAAATATAACTATTCATCACCCATAGAAAATAACTTACAAGTTAAACAAAGAGAAATTGATATCACTCAATATCTTATTCCTGGTGTTCAAAATGTTGGTGATGATTTAAACATAAACAATTTTAACAGAGAGTCTTCTGTTTATGTTAAAACAATTGACACTAGAGATGGATTTGCTGTATCTAGTCTTCCCTATCCTAGTGATACACCAAGCTTACTTATTGGAGGAGTTACACCTGCAATTGAAGATAAGTCAAGATATACTATTTCTGAAAGAGGGAATTGTCTTAAACCTGAGAATGAGTTTGATATATCTACTGTTACATATTATGCATCTATAAAAAATATATTTAGAAATCAATGGGGTCAAATGTATTCTTACGAAACAATTGATACAGGATTTCAAAATCTATTAAATGAAAACGCACCAGTTGGAATAATTTTTGGAGGAGATACATTTATTAACAAGTTCTCTTTTAAAACTAAACTTCCATTCTTTATTGACAATAGAGTTGGGGCTCCTGATGATTCAGATGTGTTCTATGATGAAATAGGTAATGTTGCCTATCCTAAATACTGGCACTCATCTAGATCTATTCTATTTGACTACACTACAACAGTAACATCTGGTAGTCCAGCATTACCTACAACAATGAATAATATTATCTCAATCAAGGCTCACAACTTTGATTGTCCTAATAGCCAAGTTGTAAATAATCCTGGAAGAACGTTTTATGATGGAAGTTTTTATTTGTTTGCCTATGGTATTCCTACATTCTACTGTGAGTCGGCAGTGAATGTAGACCTTAGGCAAGCATTTAATAATAGGGAGGGTGACTTCTACCCACACGTGAGTACAGGTATTCCTGATAACTGGTTACAGGAAAGTTTTGTAACAATTGCTCAAGACAATACATATTATTACAATATTACATTCTCTAAACAGAATAAAGAGAACTTCTTTTCTCATCTTCCTA